CCCACCGATTGAACAGATAGGGACCGTCGGATTGTTCACCGACTACCGCTTCTTCAGCCGCCGACTCAGGGACTACAATCTCCAAGGAGATTGTCTCACCCAAGTGCCGACCTTCTGTTTGTTCCCCTCCGCTGGCCCACGCTAACGTGGCCCAGCTGAATCTTTCAGTGTCACATCTCGATATACAATCACGGAACACTTCCTCCACAGGAAGTTTCCAATGTTCTCCCCAACTGGGAGACGCAGACCACCGAGCAGTTGCCTCAGCAATTCTAACCTCCCGCGTACGGAGCTCGGGCTCAGATATGAGCCCGCCACCTTTTTGCGCGAAGTCGTTGTTGCCAGGTTTCTGGTCAGTGGACCCCATTCCTTCCTCTGTTGTTAAAGCTCTCAACCATGGACTCTCACGTACCGCCCTGAAGCGATACGGTGGTAGAGAATCACATGGATGTTCCGGACAGATGCCCACACGACTGTGTTCACATGCCGGACAAAGATCAATATTACAACCGAGGCCACCCAATGCGGCAGAGAGCCGCAAGGGTGGTGGATCCCTCACATTCCGCTCTTTGGCCCAGCGCCTTGAAAGGTTCTCCAAGTTACGCTGCATTACTGCAGCGGCTCGGTTTCCAATCTCGCCGCCGGGTGCTCTCACTGAAAGCACCTCTTCCAACCACCGACTATGCAACATATCAGGTCCGGGTTCATCGATCTGTTCGGTCGACTTACCCATCTGTTCAACGTAAGCAAAGTTAGTGAAAGGAATCGGTTCCTCAAAGCATAAGTGAGGGGGCTGAAACTCATCTTCTTTCATCCAGTGTACTGGAAACGTTCGACTATTAACCTGAGCGAACTCAGGCGAAAAGAACGACTTTCCAGGGCTAAGGGACCAGCCCATAGCTTTTACACCGGCTTTCCATTTATCGAATAAATCATCATTCGCCGGAAATACGATATCATCCCCGTTAATTAAAACGGGCAAGTCTCGTATTGCCAACGGCCGACCTAAATGCTCCTCAAAGGCTACGCGGACAACTGTTATGTTGGCCACGCACAAAAGAGGGAAGCTTAGGGGTGATCCCATCAACTGCCCATTGCGTTGACAGACCACCTGAGTCTCATATTCGACAATCTGCGGACCAACTGCGCGTCTCGCGAGCTGAAGTACATCCTGGTGTTGTCTGAACAAATGTTCATACATCACTTCGGTTGCCTCTCCAGACATCTCGTTCGTAGCAGCGGAATAGTCCCCAGAAACCACACCCGTGGCATGGAAAGTTCTCTGCGAGGTCCAAGTACCGTTACGACTGAAAAGCTTGTTCATCACAAGCAAATCGTCAGAAACCACCTTTTTCCCCGTTAGAGATAATTGATCGAAATTTTGCAATTTGCTCCACATCCATTTCTGGATGGGTTTCAGGAAACCGTAAAGATCTTGCTGCCCGGCGGTTATGGGCCGTATCTTCAATGGCTCACGCACTATTCCAACTCGGGAAAACCCTACTTTCGTAAGGTCTAATCGAGAAAGACAGTGGCGTGCCAAGTTGACGAACTCATAACCAGAGCAACATCTGACCTCCACGGGATCCTGGAACTTATCTCGTCGTTGGGTGTAACCGACAAACTCATCACTGAGTAAGCCGAGTAACACCTCCTCCGGCGAGAGACAAGAGCGAATGATTCCAGACTCAAAGCCACCGTGTGCCCTAGATATCTCATAGGCGGCACTGCGACTCAGATTCTGGTTTCCGGGCACAACGGGACGTTCGAAGATATTCTCCGGAAAGAGGTCACCCTCAATTCCGAAGAAAATTTCGTCGACTGTCCGCCGTAACTCATTAGCAAGGTCTTTGCTAATTGGCTTAGGTCGTGAGATCTGACGGAGGAAATCCTCCATCTTTGATCCCACTTCCATATCCTTGAGTGACGGTAATCCACGTTTGAGCCCCTGCAAGAAAGTTTCAGCTAACCATTCGGTCCTGAAAGGACGTCTACCTTCAGTCTTCCTGCTAAGCTCACGCTTGCAGAAACGATAGAAGCCTACGTCGACGAGGAAGCCGCTAATTCCCTCAATAGCGACTTTTCTCGGAACCTGCTCCCCGCGAACTAAATTTGCGAGGTAAAGAGTGTGGAATTTCAAGTTATCATTCGAAAGGCAAACAAAATCAAGCGCTGTCCAGCGCAAGATCACTGCAAACCAATCTACTGGCACTTTATATCCCACTATCTCAAGCAGGTCCTTCAGGCACCGAACAATCAATGCCGACCGGCGGAGCGAGAGATGGATCTCTAGCTTCGCTTCGGCAACTGATTGAATGTAATCCATAGGATCGGGACTGCGTCCCTTACCAACGACTCCATCATACGTCTCAATAATTCCTTGCATCACACGAGTGTAAGCAGGACAAAGAGACTGAAGTTTCCGGAGTACGTCAGAAGGAGGAGAACAGGACTTTCGCTCTAGACCTTTCGATCTAAAACTACGGCCCACCGCCTCTACCAAGGCGGCTACCTGTAACCAAGCCTCACTCAACACTTCATCCGCTCTGATCCCAGAAGGAGCCTTTAAAGCCACTTTGGTCTTAAGTTTCCCTTTGCTTCGAGCCGTTCTGGCAAGAAAGAAGGAGATTCTACTGACAATTGTGACTTCGGGGACTCTAACCGGAACCATCGCGAAAGAAGTGACCTGAGACCTTTGCGGGCGCTTTCCGCGCCGCTGCCCTCAGGAGTGAGAGAATTCCAACAAATTTCCGTGGTCGACTCGAACACACAACCTTCAGCCCTAGGACTGAGGAAGTGGTTCTCGTGACCAGGAGGGAAGTCAGAAGTGTACCAGACACTCTGACAATGTATGACGGTGGCACCCTTACGGGTAAGATCAAGCCGGAATAATGATCTGATGAGATCGATCGGATTCTCGCGTTGAACAAATAAATGTTCTAAGCGGGGATCGTCTCGAAGACAATCAGTCAAGAAACCGCCGAGAGCTTTAAGCCACTTTACATAATCGACTTGACAACGGATAATGAAAACTAATTCATTAGCGTTGCCATGACCAAACGGAACGTGCACAGAGCAGCAGGGATGCTCCTCTGTGTAACGAATCCGTAACGTCGCGTCGACCCCCCCTAACAGCGCCTTCGAGCTGTCATCGGAAAGAAATCGGACTTGGCATGGCAAGTGATCTAATTTGCTTTCAACAGGATATATGCCGAACGAGGAAATCCGAAGATCTGTCGGAAAACGTAGTTGACAATTTAACATGTAAAACTGTTTCAGAAATGAAGCAGATAGCATTTTGATGATCACAAG